GCCTCATGAATAGCAGAATCAAACATTAAACCATTATCATCACCAGTATTTTTCCAACCAGATTTGTTGTGCAACATAGAATGAATAACACCACAACAAATAACATCACCAGCATAAACTGAGTCATATAAAAGATCAACACATTCATGATAACTAACAGGTAGATAAGTTTTGCGAAATTCACGAATAACCCAGGCAATGCCCAAATTAAAACGTTGATCACAACCATCACCATCAGCATCATAACAGTCTTTTTTATTAGACAAACCCAATACACTAGAAACAAAGGTTGGACCTGGTATAGGAATACCAAGTGTTAAAGGATGTTTTCCAAGAGCATCATGCAACTTTTGGTTTTGAATATCAAACAACATTTCACTAGCCAACAAATGACGTATGCCAGAGGCATTAAAAGCACGAGTCTTATGCTCAGCTACTTTAATCGCATCACGTAATTCATCTTTCAATGTGGTAGAAAATGGTAAATGCATATCATTACCAGCAAGAATGGATTCAACATCTTTTTTAATCTCATCTCCATGTTGAGCGAGGGCATCACCCTTGTCAACTGTATCATAATAATCAGGATAACCAGCACTTTTACGAAACTGTAATGAATCAACAGCCTCTTCGTAAGTCTTAAGATTATTTCCTTCCATAAATGGACCATATTTTTTAATTAAATAAATTAACATAACATCCAACTGACGTTGGGAATATGATTTCAAAGGATCTAAATTCTTAACTACAGACTTAGCGAGAGCCATTTCTGACATATCACTAGGAACATAAGTATTATCATGATCACCCTTATCAGCATACGGTGCAGGCCGATAATGGGATTTAGCAACAGGTCTATATGGCACAAATCCTCGAACAGGCAACAGTAAAATCACCTTGGATGTTGTGCACATAGGATATCGATAAAAACGATAACCTATGTGCGTGCGGAGTTTTTTGAACGATTTGTATCAAACATGTTGATAAATGCATTATCAACAGGAGCAAACAAA